CGAGGAGAAGGGGGCGACCTGGTGGGTGACATGAGCTTCCTGATCCGTGAGCCGGCCGAAGTCTATCACGCCAAGTCCGAGAGCTTCCTCACGAGCCACCAGCTGGCGGACTTCCGCCGCAACGCTCTGCTCTTCCACAAGAAGGAGTTGGGGCTCGTTAAGGATGAAGATCGGCCAGCCTACGTCATCGGACGCGCTGCGCACGTGCTCATCCTGGAGGGGCGCGAGGCCTACGAGCGCGGGTACGCCTTCGGCGCGCCGGTCAATCCCAAGACCGGCGAGCCCTTCGGCACCCGCACCAAGGCGTTTCAGGAATGGGCCGACGCGCAGGGAAAGCCAGTGCTCGACGATGAGCAGGCAGCACTGATCGAGAACCTGAACGCCGCAGTCCACGCAGACGAGCACGGGGCAGCGCTCTTGGCCGACGGCGTGGCGGAAGGTGTGGTGCGAGCCGAGTACTGCGGCGTGCCGTCCCAGGCGCGGCTCGACTGGCTGAACCCCGGGCGCGGCATCGTGGACCTGAAGACTTGCGACAACCTGGACTGGCTGCAATCGGACGCCCGCACCTATGGGTATGCCCACCAGCTCGCCTTCTACCGGTCCGTCGTCGCCTGCGTCACCGGCCCAGCCCTTCCGGTGTATCTGATCGCCGCGGAGAAGCGCGAGCCGCTTCGCTGCGGCGTCTGGCGCATGGGCGAGGAGGTCCTGGGGATCGCGCAGAAGGAGAACGAGGAGGCCATCGAGAGGCTCAAGACCTGCCGCGAGCGCGATCACTGGCCCACGGGATACGAGGACGTCCGCGTCTTCGACTGGATATGAAACCGGCGGGGAGCGGGCGGAATGGCGTGACGCGCTGACAGCCGGGGCGCGTCGGGACTCCCTGGACCCGCCCGTTTCCCCGTCAGGCTGAATGAGAGGAGGTACGGCCGATGAAGCTCTTGGAACAAGTAACGAGCGGACGGAATCCGGCGCCGAGGCGCGTGATGCTCTACGGCACGCATGGCATCGGCAAGTCGACGTTCGCCTCGTGCGCGCCCAAGCCCGTGTTCATCCAGACGGAGGACGGCCTGGGCGAGATCGACTGCGACAAGTTTCCCCTCACCGCGACGTTTGATCAGGCCATGCAGGCCCTCTCGGAGCTCTACACCGAGAAGCATCCCTATCGGACGGTTGTCGTGGACTCGCTGGATTGGCTGGAGCGCCTCATTTGGGCCGAGGTGTGCCGCAAGCGCAACGTCGAGAGCATCGAGGACATTGGCTACGCGAAGGGCTACGTGTTCGCCCTCACGCAGTGGCGCGAGTTCCTCGAGGGATTGACGGCGCTGCGCAACGACAAGGGCATGATCGTGGTCCTGATCGCGCATGCCCGGATCGAACGGTTCGAGAACCCCGAGACGGAGTCCTACGACCGCTACGTTCCCCGCCTTCATCGGCTCGCGTCGCAGGTGCTCCAGGAGTGGTGCGACGAGGTGCTCTTCGCGACGTTCAAGGTCTACACCAAGCAGACCGACGAAGGATTCGACCGCAAGCGCACGCAGGGCATCGGGACGGGAGAGCGGATCATCCGCACCGTCGAGCGCCCCGCCCACGTGGCGAAGAACCGCCTGAGCCTTCCCGAAGAGATGCCGCTCGACTGGAACGTTTACGCCAAGCACTTGACCAGCGGCCCCACAGGCTCGCCCCATGGCGGGAAGAGCAAAGGAGCGAAGTAACTATGCCGAACTTGAACGGATTTGACGCTAACACTGTCGATCCCGCAACCGACTTCGAGCCCCTCCCGGCGGGCAAGTACCTCGCGGTCATCACCGACTCGGAGATGAAGCCGACGAAAAACGGGAACGGTCATTACCTGGAGCTGACCTTCCAGGTGATCGACGGGCAGTACAAGAACCGCATGCTCTGGTCCAGGCTCAACCTGGACAACCCGAACCGACAAGCCGTCCAGATCGCGCAGGGAGAGCTCTCGGCCATCTGCCGCGCGGTCGGCGTGATGCAGCCCAAGGACTCGACCGAGCTGCACAACCTGCCGCTTCTCGTGACCGTGAAGTGCAAGAAGCGCGACGACACCGGGGACGTGGTGAACGAGATCCGGGGCTACGCCAAGAAGGAGGCGGCGACGGGCACGCCTCAGCAGGAAGCGACGAGCACTCCTCCCTGGGCCCGTCGATGAAGTTTCTGGTCTGCCGCGACTGCGGAGTCACTACGAAAAGACGTGGTCCTGTTCAGCTGTATTGCCCGCAGTGCTCCGAGAAGCGCGACCTTCTCAGAAAGAAGCTCTGGGCACGAGAACATCCACCCTCTAGGAAACAAGAAGCGCGAAATCTAACGCATGCCAGGCGGAGGAAAGAGCTTGCACGGGAAGCGGGTGCTGTGACGAACCAAGAGAATAAGCGGGCAATTACCTGGTTTGACCCTCGGGGCCCAGAGCTGCGGTGGCAGGTCCGTATCGCGATCCCGTTCAGCTACGCAGCCTCCAAGAACCACATCTATGCGCTGCGGCGGAGCGGGCATGTGGCCTTGCGCCGCGAGAGCCGAGCGAAGCGGGATGAGATCGTCCTCCTGATCCGCGATGCCCTAAGAGGTCGCCATGTCGCGAACAACAAGGTGTGGATCGACATCCTGGTGCAGAAACCGAACCACCGCGGTGACGCGGTGAATGTTGTCGATCTCGTATGCGACGCGCTCAAGAAGGCCGTGGGCGTGGATGACCGCTGGTTCTGCATTCGGCGTCTGGATTGGGAAGTGGTCAAGGAGGATCCAAAGCTCTTCATTGGAATAGGTCAAGACTCGGACAAGAACTGCCAAGTGTGCTCGTACTGCGGGCAGATCAAGGAGCTCAAGGAGTTCAACCTAAACAAGAATAGCCATCTCGGTGTCGGCCGCGAGTGTAGGCAATGTCGGCGAGAAGGTAGACGGCTAAGAAGGGGGCAAAGCTCCAGTGCTTGAGCTTCGACCCTATCAACACGAGGCGGTGGCCGCGATCTACGGCCACCTGCGGGAACGCGACGACAACCCGTGTGTTGTGCTTCCAACAGGTAGCGGCAAGACCTTCGTGATGGCTCGGATCTGCGCCGATGCAGTGGGCCGCTGGAACGGGCGCGTGCTCATACTTGCCCACGTTAGGGAGCTGCTCGAGCAGGCATTGGAGAAGATTCGCATGGTGGCGCCTGAGATGTGGACTAAGACCGGGATCTACTCGGCGGGCCTCAGGAGCCGGGACACCGAGCACCCGATCATCATCGCGGGTATCCAGTCGGTCTACAAGCGCGCCTGCGAGCTCGACGCCTTCGACCTCGTAATCATCGACGAGGCGCACATGATCCCCCCGGAGGGGGACGGCATGTATCGGACCTTTCTGAAGGATGCCCGGACGGTCAACCCGAGCCTGCGGGTCATCGGCCTCACCGCGACGCCGTTCCGGATGAGAAGCGGGATGATCTGCGAGCCGGACAACGTGCTGAACGAAGTCTGCTACGAGGTCGGTGTGAAGGAGCTGATCGTCCAAGGCTACCTCTGTCCGCTCGTGACTAAGGGAAGCCGCGAGGCGATCGACACCTCCGGTCTGCATGTTCGCGGCGGGGAGTTCGTCGCGGGCGATGCCGAGGATCTGATGGACACGGACGAACTAGTCGAGTCGGCGTGCCATGAGATCCTTGAGCAGACCCTTGCGCGCCGCTCGGTGCTCATCTTCGCCGCCGGGGTCCGGCACGGCCACCACGTCGCGGAGGTATTGCGGGCGAAGTCTGGAGAGGACGTCGGGATGGTCTTCGGTGAGACGGCCGATGCCGAACGCGGCGAGGTGCTTGGGGCTTTCAGGGCTGGGGAGCTCAAGTACTTGGTCAACGTGAACGTGCTGACCATGGGGTTCGACGCGCCCAACATCGACTGCGTGGCCATGGTCAGGCCTACACTGTCGCCGGGCCTGTACTACCAGATGGTCGGGCGGGGCTTTCGGCTCCACGACGGGAAGGAAAACTGCCTGGTCCTGGACTTCGGCGGAAACGTCCTGCGGCACGGGCCTGTCGATGCCATTCGCGTCCACAAGGTAAACCACCGTGGGAACGGGGATCCGCCGGCGAAGCAGTGCCCCGAGTGCCGGAGCCTGATCGCGGCAGGGTACGCAGTGTGCCCCGACTGCGGCTACGAGTTCCCGCCGCCCAAGCGGCAAAACCACGAGGCGACCGCCTCGACCGACGACATCCTCTCCGGCGAGGTGACGACGACGGTCTATGAGGTCGAAGCGGTCCACTACAGCGTGCACCACAAGCGTGGAGCCCCGGACGATGCGCCGAAGACGCTGCGGGTCGAGTATCGCATCGGCTTCCACAAGTATCAGTCGGAGTGGATCTGCTTCGAGCACACCGGCTGGCCGCGCCACAAGGCCGAATCGTGGTGGCGAAGGCGCTCGGAGGCGCCGGTTCCGGACTCGGCCGCCGAGGCCGAGGTGCTCGCCAGTGATGGTGCCCTCTGCGAAACCCGATCCATCACCGTACGCAGCGTCGCCGGGGAAGAATATCCCCGCATCATCGGTTATGACCTGGGTGACAGACCCGCCTGGCGGGACCCGGGCTGTGACGAGGATGTCGGTGAGGAAGTGTACGCCTACGCAGATGAAGGAGACCTGCCGTTTTGAGCACGCTGCTCGATTCCGCGCTCCGCTACGCCGCGCTGGGCTATCCTGTCTTCCCCTGCGCTCCCGGGGGGAAGGCGCCGATCACACCGCACGGCTTTAGGGACGCAACCACCGAAGCCGCGCAGATCAAGGCGTGGTGGGCGAAACGCCCGAACGCGAACGTCGCTATGCCCACCGCGGGACTCCTCGTCATCGACGTCGATGGCGCGGAGAATCCCTGGCCGGGCGACCAGGTCAAGGCGGAGGATCTCTTGCGTTGTCCGATATCCCTCACGCCGCGCGGCGGGCGGCACCACATATTCCGCCAGCCGGCGGGCAAGAGCTGGAGCAACACGGCCGGAAAGATCGCGCCGAAGGTGGATACCCGAGCGAACGGCGGCTACATCGTAGTGCCGCCCTCGATCGTGGACGGGAAACCGTACCGGTGGGCCGAGAAGTCAGAGCTGAAGACCGCTCCCCACGAGCTGCCCGAACCTCCCGGATGGATCGTGGCGCTGCTGGACGGATCGGAGGGTCTGTTCGCCCGAGACGCCCCCGGAGGCAACGGAGAAGCGACCGCTCCACCAGACACGTGGGCCGCGCCCAGGGGAGAGACCCCGCCCCCGGATGGCAACACTATCCCAGCCGGTCAGCGCAACGCTACCCTTGCGCGCTTGGCGGGGACCATGCGCCGCGTGGGAATGGGCGGGGAGGAGATCCTCGCCGCTCTGGAACGTGCCAACCAGAATCGATGCCGGCCGCCGCTCTCGGCCCGGGAGGTCAAGCGGATCGCCTCAAGCATCTCCCGCTACGAACCCGATCAGGTGGCCGTGGCCGTGGCCGAAAACCACTGGGCGCAGGATACGGACTGCGCTGCCTCAAGCGACGACAGCGCGCCTGAAATCTTCGATCCCGGCCCGTTGCCGGACGAGCTCCTGCGCGTGCCGGGCTTCGTCTCCGAGGTGATGGACCACTGCCTGGCCACCGCGCCGTATCCGAACGTGGTTATGGCCTTCGCGGGGGCGCTGGCGCTCCAGGCGGTGCTCGCCGGCCGTAAGGTGCGCGACCCCGGGAACAACCGGACGAACCTTTATCTGCTGGGTCTCGCCCACTCCTCCGCCGGGAAGGAGCATCCGCGTAAGATCAACATCGAGATCCTCCACGCGGTCGGATTGGCGGACCAGATCGGTGGCCGGTTCGCCTCGGGCGAGGGTGTTCAGGACGCTCTCTTCGGCGAACCATGCATGTTGTTCCAGACCGACGAGATCGACGGGATGCTCCAGTCGATCAACAAGGCCAGGGACGCCAGACACGAGAACATCATGGGGACGCTTCTTACGATGTACTCGGCGGCGAACTCGATCTTTCCAATGCGCCGCAAGGCAGGCAAAGAATCTCCGGGGGCCATCGATCAGCCCTGCCTCGTGGTCTTCGGCACGGCGATCCCGAACCACTATTACGAGGCGCTCTCTGAGCGGATGCTCACCAACGGGTTCTTCGCCCGCATGATCATCCTGGAATCGGGCAAGCGGTCACCGGGGCAGGAACCGACGATCGAGCCGCCGCCCCCTCGCGTGCTGGAGGCAGCCAAGTGGTGGGCGGACTTCCGTCCAGGGGCCGGGAACCTCGAACAGTGGCACCCCGTGCCTCGGGTTGTCCCCATTAGCCAAGAGGCGGTCCGCATCTTGATCGAGAACCGGATCGAAGCGGAGGCGGAGTACGCCAAGGCGGAGGCTTCTGGAGACACGGTAGGTACCGCTGTGTGGGGCCGCGTGACCGAGCACGCGCGGAAGCTCGCGCTGATCCACGCTGTGAGCGAGAACCGCGCCCATCCTGAGATAGGAAAGACAGCGGCGCAGTGGGCCAGGCGCTTCGTCATGCACCAGGCCAGGCGGATGCTCTTCATGACACAGTCCCACGTTGCGGCGAACCCCTTCCATGCCGAGTGCCTAAAGTTCTTGGAGAAGCTGCGCGGGGCCCCTGAACTCGAGCTCCCGCACAGCGTTCTGCTCAAGCGCATGAAGATGGACACGAAGAACTTCATGCTTATTGTGAACACGCTCGAACAACGCGGGGATATTGTGATCCGAAACCAGCCGACCGCAACGAAACCTGGGCGGTTCTACCAGCTGGTCGGAACCACGCAGCAGCAAGAATCCGGAGAAGGACCAGGCGAGAGTGAAGGATCTTAACGGCCAAGCCATGGGTGAAAGAATCGTGAAACATCTTCAGGAGGTGAAATAGAGTGAAGGATCGTGAAGGATCTATGACTGTAACTACATACAATATATATATTTCTTTCTATCTTTCTACCTTTCACCCCTACCTTCCTCTCTCACTGGATATGTCCCTCCTCCCGCGCGCGTATGTAAGGGTGGGGTGAAAGAGTGAAACCTCCTCAGGCGACTCGATCCAGAGTTTCCCGGCACCTACTAGCATCAGTCTCTCCATCCGTGGAGTCATCGACAGTGCCGTCGTCGAATTCGTCGCAGGGCAGTGTTTCTGCTAGATCGGGAGTCATACAACCTACCTCGCCAAACGAACGCTATGCAGTGCACGAGAACGCTAACGGCGACCGTGTTGTGCGGTGTCCGGTCTGCGGAACAGAGCGGATTTGCCGCGGTCGGCGCTCGAAGAGGATCTACTGCTCCGACGCGTGTCGGGCGACGGCTTGGCGACAGCGGAACCGATTAGGGGAGGGCCGCCTCTGAACACCGAAGGCCCCTCGGAGTACCGAGAGGCCCTCGGGCTGCGGGTTGTCGTGGACGTCTAAGCTTTGCTGTGGACCGCTTTCATGATGGCCTTGACGCCAGCCTCGTCGTTACGGGCGGCGGCAACGAGGAGGCTGCGCGCGAACTTGGAGGCCCTGGCCGGGCCGGCCGCTTTGTGGATCGCGGCGCGCTCCTCGGCGGTCAGGCGAAACGCGAACACGCAGAGGTTGTCGCGTGCGGCCTTCTTCTCAGGCTTCTCCTGCGACTTCGAGCCTGCCTTCGCGGCCGGTTTCGGCGTCTTGGCCGTCGCGTTCTTCTTCGTGGTCCTGCGCTTTGTCATGATACGCTCCCTTCGGCTGGGGTAACGCGCGCGATGCGGCGCGGCTCCCTGCCGCAGCCTTCGCACGCCACGCGCCCGCCCTGGCGGTCGATCTCCGCCATGGTTTCGGGCGTTATCTCCTCCCATCGCTCCCACACCCAGGTATCGGAGCCGGGGTAGGGGATGTGGCAGCATGCGCACACGATGCTGCCACGCTCGTTCCAGAATACCTGGTGCTCCTGAAAGCCGAATCGCGGCGTTCGGGCGGCCATGGTCACTTCACCTCGCTTGGAAGGTCCGCTTCGAGGAGGACGTTGCCGTCGCCGTCGAGCAATTCGATCCGGGTCGCATTAGGAATCTTCGAGCAGGCGCCGCTTCCCGCGATGGCCTGAGCTGCCCTCATCGCCACGAGGCGCCCGTGGGCCTCCAGCTCCGCTTCGCGCTGCTCAGTGAAGAGCGTCGGGTTCTCTTCGATCGTGAGCCCGCCCTTGAACTGCAGCTCGAGATCCGTGAGCGACGCCTGGAATACGATGTCCCCCAGCGTGCTGTGCGGTCCCGGGTCGATCACCACCCAGAACTTGTGGTCAGGTCCGTAGCGCATATCTCTTCCCTCCTATCGCGCCGCCGCGAACGCCCAGGGGGGCGCGTACGGCGAATCGTCACGCGGATGTTCGCCCTCGACGATGTAGACCACCGATGCGGCGTCATCCGGCTCCTCGTCGGGCTCACCCATGTCCCGCGATTCGTCGTCCGGCACAGCGATTCCGCCGATTGTGAACTGCAGCGCCCACCTCGGCTGAAAAGCGAGCCGCAGCTCGCATTCACCGAATCCGTCCTCCGCGACGTCTTGCAGCCGCTCGATCATCTCGTTCACAGTCATCAGTCCCTCCTTTTGTGGCGCGCCGGGCCCCATGCCCGGTACAGGGACAGTAACGAGCGTTTGGGGCCGGAAGTGAAGGCAATTCGACACGTAATCGCATCTATTCCAGTGGGTTACGCCGATTCGACCGGACGATTCCTGTCCGGTTGGAGGGCGGCCCCTGGGCGGCGACTTGGTATCGGGAGGTAGCCTTGGGCCTGGATCCGGGAATCTACGCCCACGACGCGCCTGTCGCGCCCTGGCGGCGGCCCGGTGGTTAGCTCAGGCCGACCGAACAGGAGGGCACTCCAACTACAAAGGGGGGCGGGTTATCCAGCGTTAGGGACGGACAGATAAGCGGGGTGGGGGACATATCAGGCAGGCTGGCCCGTTGAGTTTCGCGGCGACCTCGGATACTCTCGCTAGAGGGCCCGCGGTATCCGTTGCCCGTCTTCTGTGTAACTCGGAGTTGGGCATACGGAAGTTGTGCTGGCTACACCGATCGATGCTTGCATTTGGAGATGCAGCCATGAGTCTAGTCTACTTGGACAATAGCAACCTGAATGTCCTGGCAGATGCGATGAGCCAATCCGATGACCAATTCGACCGCTTCCTGCAGATCTGGCGATCGCTAGGCTGTACCTTGGCGGTGTCTCGTATTCATCTGGACGAGATCCAGAACTGCGAATACTACAGAGATCGTAAGCGGAGGTATGAACTCATACAGAAGTTGATTCCTATCCGCAGCCATCTGCCGTTTCCTGGGCGGACGCGGCTTGAGTTTGATCTGGTAATGATGAGGGAGCTCTATTTGGCTTTGATGCGGTTACTCGGGCGACAGAGCGAGATTGAGCAATATGATCGCTACTGGGCGGGATTCCCTATGGTCTTGACATCCATTGAGGTACGGCTGATCCCCTTGGTAAGTGAGATCCCCATAGTGCGATCGTTGAAATCCGCGTTCCATCATGCAAGAAGCCTTGGAGCGTCAGCGAAGTCTCGACCGCGTGACGAGAAATACGCTCCGGCCCGGCTTCGGAAGATATCAGAGGATGTTCCGGAGAACGTCGATCTCGATAGCGCTCTACAAGAGCTGGATAGAGTGTTCTCTGATGACAATGACTGGGCAGCCTTGGTCAGAAACTGGGATCCAGCTCTGGTCGAGAAATCTAAACAAGAGGCGCGAGACCTCATGATAGGCTTTGTCCAGCGCATGAGACAAGTTGGTCCGCGGCGGGCTTTGGAGGAATCTGTTGACGCCGAGCCCAAGCGAGACGACAAACAGACAGTTGAATACCTCATTGACAGGACGGTTCTCAGGCAACAGGTCCAGAGCTGTGCGAGAGAGTATCTGAGCGAATTGGAGCCAGCCACGGTAGCAGAATTGGAATCGAAGATTGAATTAGAGTGCTGTCTGGGGACATGGCTCCGCCACCTTGTGCGACTGGAGATGGAGAGGGAGGATCCTGTCAATCCGGTGAGCAACGAGTACGATTTGGAGCATGTAGTCCACCTTCCGTATGTTGACGTGTTCTTCTCGGACAAGCGCATTGCTCACTTCGTTCGCCAGGCCCAGCGGAGAGATCCACAACTCAGTATCTGGAGACAAGTCTTGCCGCCTATTCACGTCTCGGCGTCAGTTGGAGCTATTATCGATGCTTTGGAGACTGGTCCGCCGTCTTGGCAATGACCAGACCTTCAAGTCTGGTTGTTGCACAAGAGGATGGATCAGCGTCAACCTGACGTTTCGCGATCCAGATACGCCGAAGGCATTACTGTGACTCAGAGATTCTTCTATGGACAGAGGTGTCACTAAGCTCACCCCCGCCACCCGCCGATCCATCCCGGCCGCCTCGGTAGTGGCGCTGTCGGCGTCGGGTCCGCCGGGGCCTGCGCCTCGGTCTTCCGGGCCAGCGCCGCGGCGCGCTCCGGAAGGGACCTCACGAAGGCGGGACCGAGAATGTAGAGCGCGGCGAGGCAGTAGACCTCGAGGTCGAGGGCCTCGTTCCGCTCACGGGTCTTGATCCACTCGCGGACGGTCCCGCGGTTCTTTACCCACTTCCGAACGGCCTTCTCGGCGGTGAGCTGTGCGACGTACTCGGCGTCAATCCACTCGGGAAGGTGGCAGTACCCCGGGCCGGGCGTGCCGATCCGCAGCCTCGAGTAGACGATCTCTTTCGCGGTGTCGACGCAGAGGGTGAATAGCTTCGCGCGGTAGCGGTTGTGGGCTGTCGGCCGGCCGACAACGGGCTTGCCGCGCTCGGAGCCGCCCCGCACGGCGAACACGCGCCTGTCGATCCGCGCTCGACAGAACCGGTAGACCTGTTCGGAGTGATGACCGCCGCTGTCGACGGCCACACAGGCGATCGGAGCCCTCTGTCCGCTTTCGTGCGTGAACTCCTGCCGAAGGAATCGGTCCAGATCGAGCCAGACTTGCTCCCTTCCGGGGTCGCCGTGGAACTGCGAGAACGCGATGAGCCATGACTCCTCGCCGGCGCCGTAGCCCTTGACCGCGCATTCGAGGCGATCCCCTTGGACATCAACGGCGGCGACCAGCACGCCGACGCCGGCGGGAACTTCCGCCGCATAGCGCTCCGCCCGGGCCAGAAGACTCTCCGGCTCCACGGTTTCCCCACGCTCCTCCCAAGTCTCGCCGAGGACGCTATTGATCCAGTTCTTGAGGCGCATCGGATTCTCCTTCGCCTCGAGGAACTCGGCGACGGCCGCCGACCAGGGAAGCCATCCGAGCGGGGAGTAGAGGCTCGATAGATGAAACCCGATCGTCTCGCCGTTGCCAGGCGCGGTTGCACGCCACTTGCCTTCGGCCAGCATTTCCATCTTGAACCGCTCCTCGATCAGAGTCCCGCATGCCACGCAGGCGAGAGCGGCGGTCTTCGGGTCATCATTCACCCAACGTATGTTCTCCCACCTGATCCAGTCGAAGTTGCCGCAGTGGGGGCAGGGGACGAAGTAGCGGCGCTGGTCAGATGCGAGGAACTCCCGCTCGATCCGGGAGAGCCCCTTGATCGTGGGCGTCGAGACGAGGAAGACCTTTCGGCGGGAGTACGTCGGGCCCGTTGTGCGCTTCTCGGCCAACGCGATGGGATCCCCTTGGCCATCCACGTCGCCCGGGTACTCGTCGATCTCGTCGCAGAAGAGCCAGCGGATGGGCATTGACTTGACGCCGGTGGCCGAGTTGGATCCGGTCAGGAAGAGCACCCCGCCGGGGAATTCCTTGATGAGAAGGCTATTTCCGCCATCCCTCGATCGCGCCTCCTTCACGAGATCGTGGAGCGCAGGTGTGGTCGCGATCATCGGATCGAGTCGTTGCCTGCTGAACCGTCGCGCCTCTTCCACGGTGGGGCGTACCACGAGGATGGGGCCCGGGGTATGGTGCATGACGAACCCGAGCCAGTTGTTGCCGGCCTCGGTGCCTCCGAGCTGCGAACCCTTCATGAGGACGACGCGGCGTGCGGGCGAACGGGGACCGAGCGCATCCATTATCTCTCGGAGGTAGGGTGTGGTCGCCGTCCGCCAATGGATCGCGGCATGTCCTGCGCGGTTGCCGAGGACGCGGTGCTCGTCGGCCCATGCGCTCACGGACAGTCGCGGCTCCGGACGCCAGCCTGCGCGGTAGGCGGTCTCGTAGACGTCACGACCGTTCTGCATCCGCTATCTCCTGGCAGAGCCGCTCGATTTCTTCTTCGAGGATGCACTGGACCTCTGCGGGGTCATCCGTCGCCGCGAGGATCGCTGCTACCCGCTCGGGAAGGGCGATCAGCTGGTCTCGTGCTTTGCGGGCCATGTTGAAGGCGCCAACCCTGACTTCATCGGCTCGGATTAGGACGCCGCGCTGGCGGTCGAGTTCAAGTTTGGCGAGCTGCGCCTGATAGAGTTCCCGCGCTGCGCGCGCCTTGGCGTAGCCCGTCGCGGTGCCGTTTCCGCCGCCGGGCCCCTCGCCACCGCCGAGATCCATGGGCTTGGGTGGTGCCGATGCAGCGCGGGCACGTTTGGGCGTGCCCGTGATTCGATTTCGTGGCTTGCTCTGATCAGTGTTCTCGCGCCATTCGCGGTCGGCCTGCGCGGGATCGATCTTCCCGTCGACGGTCGATATCCGACCGGCCTTGATGGCTTTGTGGACAGCGACGTGCGAGATCCCGCGTCGGCGGGCATACTCGCGTAGGGAGATGAGCTCCCTCTTTCGCCCTCTGGCCAAGCCTACTCATCCTGAGCGGTCCCGCGGTCTGCGGCAACCTCCTCGAAGGTGGTCCCGTCTGCCTCCATCACCGCCTTCTCGCCGGTCGCCGTCTGCCAGCGTTCGATAATGACGTCGCAGTACGCCGGGTCGAGCTCCATCACGAAGCATCGCCGCCCCGTTTGCTCGGCCGCGATAACCGTGCTCCCGCTTCCGCCGAAGAGATCGAGCACGTTTTCTTTGGGCTTTGAGGAGTACTGGATCGCGCGAACCGCCAGCTCGACCGGCTTCTCTGTCAGATGGACCATGCTCTGCGGATTGACCTTCTTGACCGCCCAGACATCGACCGCGTTCGATGGGCCGAAGAACTTGTGGCCCGCCCCCTCGCGCCAACCGTAGAAGCACCACTCGTGGTTACCCATGAAGTCTTTCCGGGTGAGAACCGGATGCTCCTTTACCCAAATGATCGCCTGACTGAAGTAGAGGCCTGCCGCCTTGAGGGCCGGCGGGTAGTTCGCGCAGTTGGCATAGCCGCCCCAGATGTAGAAGGCACGGCCTGGGAGGAGGACTCGAGCCATGTTTCCGAACCATGCCAGGAGCATCTCGTCGAAGGCTTCGTCGGTGACGAAGTCGTTGGCCAAGGGGCGGTCCTTGGGGCGCATCTTGCCTTTGCCCGTTGCCTTCGCCTTGTGGCGCTCCAGATCGAACCTCTGGTGGTGCTTCAGTCCAGAGAAGGAGGAGAGCCCTGCGGCGATCGCGTTGTTCGAGCGCGGCTCAACCTTCACGTTGTAGGGCGGATCGGTGTTCACGAGGTGAACCTTAGCGCTGCCGAGGAGCCGATCGACCGCTGCTGGGTCGGAGGAGTCGGCGCAGAGCAGCCGGTGATTCCCGAGGATCCAAAGCTCGCCGAGGCGCGATATGGGATCCTCAGGTGGTTCCGGTGCGGCGACTTCCTCGGTGGTCTCGTCCTCGAGCAAACCCTTGATCTCGTCCAGGTCGAACCCGGTCAGCTCGAGGTTGAACTCGAGGCCCTCCAGTGCCTTGAGCTCCTCGGCAAGGAGGTCCTCGTCCCAACCTGCATCCAGCGCCAGGCGATTGTCGGCGATGACGTAGGCGCGCTTCTGTGCCTCGCTGAGATGGGTGAGCTCGATCACCGGGACGGTCGTCATCCCGATCTCCCGGGCCGCGAGCAAGCGTCCGTGGCCTGCGATTATCCCGGCCTCGCCATCGACGAGGATGGGGTTCGTCCAGCCGAATTCAAGAAGGCTCGCCGCGATCTTGGTGATCTGCTCGGGGCTGTGAGTCCTGGGGTTTCGCTCGTAGGGGCGGAGCCGGTCTATGGGCCAGTGAACGAGCTTGCCCGGCAGTCTGACGGGGGAATCGGGCGCCGGATCAGGCTCAGATTTGGTCCCGTCAGTGCGCTTCTTCGACTGCTTGCCGGACGACTTCGGCGACCGCTGCGGCCCCCTGGTGTTAACCTTGGTGGTAACTTGTTTCACGTCTCTTCCACGCTTTGAAACCCGCGGTCGCCGGCACCCGCGGTCCTAGCTTCCCAAAGTAACTAAAGCGCATGCGGAATAACTCATAGACCTTTCCCGCGCGCGCGGGCGATCGCGTTGATAACCTCGCGCTCCATCTCCTCGCGGAACCATTTCTGTGCGACACGCTCGGCGGTCTTGACGAACCGCAAGCGGGGACGCAGTCGCTTCCCGGTGGTGAAGAGGTAGACCGCGCGCGCCGCTCCCTCGCCGATGCGTTGGAAAATCCCGACGCTCGGAACGAGAAATGTCTTAGTCGCCACCACGCCCGCACGCCGCTTCCCGGTCGACGTGCGGTCAAAACGTAGACGCCGCAGCTTAAACTCGGGAGTCACCGGACGTCTGAATTCCGGACGCGCAGGCCCGCCGACCACCGGTTCTGCGACTCGCCTCGCTCCCGACGTTGCAGGCTTGCGTGTAGCTCCCCGTTCGAATAGCGACAGCAGAACGCGCGGCTTCTTCCCAACGGAGATCTCCACATATGGACGTCCTTGCTTGACCGAGGCGAACGGCTTGATGATGGCCGCCTCGCGGCGCATGAACCGCGTCTTACTTACGGACTGTGAACTCCTCCTCCACGCGTCGGCGCTCCGCTTCCTGGATTCGCTTCGCCGTGTTGTTGATCGCGTTCACGGCGGCGTAGGCGAGCCGTCGTTGGCCGTTCTGCAGGCGGAGGACGAGCGCGGCGGAGTCGATTCGCAGGTTGATCTTCATCGTTCAAGCCTTCCTTGTGCTGCGATATCCCTCATTGCAGCCCCTGGCGACTGCCGGACCTCGCGACCGTGCTGATAGATCGCCTCGAGCGTGAGACGTCCGCGCGACATCTCGACCAGCGCCACCGCCCGCGCCGGACGGGGAGCGTGGCCCTGCAACCACTCGTAGACAGCCTGATTGGTGATCCGTAGGTCCGGGTCGTGGGCGAGCGCCCTCACGATGCGCGGCACACCGAAGTCGTTTACCCACCGGCCGAACTCGGTCTGCCAGCGGTAGGGGACTCGTTTGTGGCGCCCCCTCCCGAGGGCTTCCTGTCGGGACATGGTTTTCCCTCTATGAATCGAGCGCAGCAATGCCCTTCGCCCGATCGCGGGCGAGGGCATACCACCTCCGAAGGCCAAAGGGGGGTCGAGGGCCTCAGGTGGGGACAGGTCGCCTCCGGGTAACCGGTCGTGTGGACATGCATCGGAGGCTACGACGCGCCCGGGAGAGGCGGATGACAGGGGCTTTCTTGGTTTCGAATTTGCACTCTCATCTTGACTGGGTGGCGTTCTTTGATAGACTTTAGAATGTCTTGGTAACTGCAGGAATCGATGTCCCGCAACGTCGATTCCGATCACAGTTAGCGATTCCAATGCAGATGCTGAAGAGGAGGATCGCATGATCGACTCGGGACCCCGCAAGCGCCCCGATGTCGTTGTCATTGGTGGAGGCCCAGCCGGGCTCGCAGCCGCAATCGCTTGTCTCCAAAAGGGCGTCGATACTCTGCTCGTCGAACGCGGCCGACACCTCTCTTCACGCGATCGCCAGCACTCAGAACAGACCATTACGGGGATCGGAGGAGCGGGGCTTTTCTCAGATGGGAAGTTCTCCTTTTATCCAGCCGCTTCGAAGCTCTGGGAACTGAAGCCAGCTGTTGATCTGGAGAAGGCATATGACTGGTGCCGGACGATTCTTCGTTCGCACGGTGTCAACGCCCCCGACCTGCCGGCCAACCTTGAGAAGCCCGTTCCGACTCCTGTCGGTGAGGGTTTCGTTCGGAAAGCCTATCCGTCCTTCTACATGACTCGTTCTCAGAGAGAGGCGCTGATTAGGCGGCTTGCCGACGAATCCAAGTCAGTCCTCCAGACAGAGACATCAGTCTGCGCTGTTTCTGTTTCTCCTCTTTCCCTTCTCGCCGTAAAGAATGGCAAGACGCTTAGTTCCTCCCGAGCTTCCGGGTCCGCCGAGATACTGCCCAAGGCTGTCATCTTTGCCACAGGTCGATTGGGCCCCTTGCTCTTGCAGAAGCAGCTCTCGTCCGCGAACCTAGTCTTCCGCCGCCTTGAAGTCGGAGTTCGGATAGAGCAGGAAGCATCCGCATTCTTTCTGAATTCGGAGGGAGGTATTGACCCCAAGCTGATTTGTCGGGGTGTGTTCGAGCGAGAATGGAGAACATTCTGTTGTTGCCGACACGGTGAGCTGGTGGTTTCACGTGCAGATGGCGTTCTAAGCGTCTCAGGACGGGCCGACGGTTCCCCCACTCAGATGTCCAACGTAGGCTTTCTAGTTCGGATTACCAACTCTTTGGACCCAGCTGCACAGTGGCCAAGCCTCCTCCGCCGCCTCATGGACATCTCTGAACCAATCGCCGAATCATTAGATGGCTTTATGAACGTGCGTTCGGGCAGCCCCGTTGGTCATCGCGCTGTACTGGGGGATGAATTGGCAGATGTACTGGTGGAGGGCCTGGCTTTGCTCCGCGATCAGATCGGGAGAGATCGTTTTGTTGGTGCCCATGTACATGGCCCTGCCATCGAAGGAGTTGCGTCGTATCCGTTTGTCACAGCTTCGAATCTTCAGCTGGGGAAACACCCCGTCTGGGTCGTCGGCGACGCGTGTGGGCTATTTCGAGGACTGACGGCGGCTCTCGTCAGTGGCTACTTTTCCGGCTGCCAAGCGGCGCGATGCATAAGGAGCTAAAGATGAGTTCCAAAGAGCCCCTGCCTGTTGTCTATACCGCACAGTCCAAAGTGTACTTCTACTGCAGAGACGCAGTTTGTGAATACGTGTTCAGTCGCCAGGCGGTGCCACTGAATCCCTTTCGAGTGTTTGAATACTTCCTCCACGATAAGGTCGACCGTGATTTGGTCCGTCAGGGTAACAACAACCTCCTTCGCATAGTTGACGAGCTTTGGGTGTTTGGTCAGACGATTGCTGATGGTGTCCTGTTCGAGATTCTCCTCGCCAAGGAGCTAGGAAAGCCCATTCGCTATTTCACAATTGACAACCGTGCAGAGATGATCAAGGAAATCGAGCCGGAGGATCTTCGCTTCGAGCGCGAAGTATACCGCACCACCCCATTCAAGACAAAGGAGGCAGTTCTGACCGCAGTACTCGGATATTCGCCTGCTCATCCGCCCCCGCGCCAGCTTGGGCTCTTTGTCGACGAGGGTTGATGTGCAATGTGGTGGGAGCCGCCTCTCTATCTACACTTCCTGGACCGTGAGCTAAGGACTTCCGTTGGATGTCGACTCAGTCCGGTTGACATAGAGCTAACGATGAGGAGCCTGCTGCTCGGTACGACGTCCAAGCTCTATTGTGGTCTGTCTCTGGTTTGGGAAACTGACGTGACTAGCCCAGGTCTTGTCGATCTGATCTCTATACTCTTGCGGCTGCAGGTTCTCGATCTGGTAAGCGACCATTCAACGTTGGGTGAATTCCTGGAATCAAGGGTGTGGATCTATAGGCATGATGAGAGGCGATATCCAATGTACTTCTTGGGAGGGAAGGCATTGGATTCTGGGTTTGGTCCCACAGCCTTGAAGCGTTCTGACACTACCAGCGAGATCGAACGAGACATGGTCACGTGGGCCCTTAGTGGTCCGGATGAATCGCGGGAGAAGCAGGAAGAGGCCAGATTGCGGTTAACGAAGAAGGCTGTTGCCAAGGCATTGATGGAACGAGAAGAACGGGCGGTGACATTCGCGCTCTTCAAGCAGAGCCTTGCGGAGCTTGACAAGTCTGTTCGTGATCAAGGCATTCTACGCCGTCGCATTTCGACGGCGTACACATCGCACTACTTGGATTACGCTGGTGGTGAGATCCCAACGGGCATACGGGGGCTTGAGTTCTTTGATCATCTGAGCACGGCATTTCCATTGTACGACCTAGGTCTAATCGTCTTACTCCTTCGTGTTTGTGGTCTTGATAGGTATATCAAGGGCAATGCTAGAGAGACCAGGATCTGGTGGGACGGCTTCTTGGCAAGTAGGGGAGTGGGAAGCGGGCATGTCGAATTTCGAAGGCAAGTGAGGCTTCTGCTAAGGACTCTAAGTCGCATGACATGGATGAGTGCTGGCAGGCGTGGAGAACCGGGCGGTATGTACGCTGCTCGATGCAGGATGTCGGAGGCGATTGCGCGAGGGGCCGCAATGGCGGTTTCGGGACGCAGCGCCAGCATTGGGCCGGACTTCCTGAGCGCAGTGGATCGCGCTCGCAACCTCGTGGGGGTCCTTCGTGGTGACAACACGTTTGCCGCGAATTGGGAGAAGAGTATGGCGGAGGAAGATGAGGGACGCTGTGACCTTTTGCTGGTTGTCGCTGCAAAGGTCGAGCGTGATGCTGTTTTGGATGCTGCTAGGAGGAACGGGGCCGGGGTATCTCTAAGATTTGGCGTTCGCAGGACGTACTTCACTCTTGGGACGGTTGGGGGTGCCCGCGTGTTGCTGGTTCAATCCGAGAAGGGGTCCGTAGTGCCTGGGGGATCACTTCAGACCATCGAGGATGCGATAGATGAGACGAGGCCTTCAGCTGTGATCTTGCTTGGGATCGCATTCGGGGTTAATCCTCATGAGCAAGAGCTTGCGGAGATCCTAGTGAGCAAACAGCTGCAGTGCTATGAGATTCAACGGATTGGCACTGGGAGCCATAGTGAGATGAAGATCATTCCTCGTGGAGATCGTGTAACGGCAGATACGACTTTGCTGGGCCGATTCCGTGCCGCGACTTCCAACTGGACGGGGAACAAAGCCGAATTCGGTCTAGTGTTGTCAGGCGAGAAGTTGGTGGACAACGTCGACTTCCGTAATCAGCTCACGACATTCGAGCCGGAGGCATTAGGCGGAGAGATGGAGGGGGCTGGCCTTTATGCGGCGGCCAGTGAACGCCACGTTGACTGGATTATCGTGAAGGCTATATGCGATTGGGCGGATGGACGCAAGCGATACAAGAAGCGACAACGGCAGGAATCGGCGGCGAAAGCAGCTGCGGACTTTGTGTTTCACACGATCGGGCAGGGGGGATTCTCAGGTCATGGAGGTAGCTTACGATGAATGGCGAAGAGGTTTTGACCATGAGGGAAGTCGCGGCTCTCTTGAAGATTGGCGAGAAGACGGCATATACTATGGCACAAGAGAGAGAGCTTCCAGGTTTCAAGGTCCGTGGGCAATGGAGGTTTAGGCGAGGTGACATAGACGCATGGATTGAGAGACAAAAGGGAAACGCCGGCGAGGCAGGTAGGGGAAGTGCGGGGTTGGGTGAGAGGCAGTCTGCACAGGATCCGGAACCGCGGAGACAGTGACAGCGTCGGGCGGATAAATCAGCCGTGCGGGCGGGTGGCTAGCGGATTAGGTCAGAGGCGGATGGGCTGTGTCAGGCAATAGACTTGTGATGCATGGGCCTCCAGAGGAATGACCTCGCTTCACACGAGATTGTCAATGGTAAGGTCCGTGTTGCGAAGAGAACGGTCTCTTGCATTATCATTGATGACGACTGGGACGCAGAGGTAATAGGGGAAATCAGAGATGCCGAAATTGCTAGTCGACGCCTCGATTCTGTTGCGGTTCTATGATGGGAAAGCTCGGGAATTCCGCGCATTGCTCAAGGTCTTGAAGAAGATTAGAGGGCACTTGTTCATTACAAGGCAGGTCGCTGACGAAGTCCGTCGGAACCGATTGGCAGTTTGCGCACAATCCTTGCTTCAGTACAGAGAAAACCTCACTACCATGCAGCAGGTGAGACTACCTGAGCACCTCGGTGGAGGAGCGAAGGAGTGGAACAAGAAGAGGAGTCAGTTCGAAAAGGACTACAAGGACATTCTCAAGGGTTTCGATGAGAGTGCGCGGAAGACGCTGAGGGCTGTTCAAAGTGGGCGCGATGAAATATCCAGTGTCCTCGAACCACTTCTGGAGAGTGCCGTCGAGCCCGAGAAAGGGATGATAGAGCGCGCCCGGGAGCGAAGAGAACTCGGTATTCCTCCAGGCAAGCCCAAGGATCCCCTTGGTGACCAACTTACTTGGATTCAGTACCTCGACGCCTGGGATCCCGCGGGCGGCGCGTGGATTGTGACGAGGGATGAAGACTATTTCACTCCCTATTTGAAGACGGACCTATATCTGAATGCCTATCTTTATGCCGAATTGAGGTCACGAAAGAAGGGGGAACCCTCCGTATACCTCTTTGATAAGTTGTCGCAGGCCCTCGCTGAGTTCAGGAGAACAGAGAAGCCTAAACTCAAGCTGCCCAAAGACGATGTGCTAAAGAGGATTGAAGAGGAAGAGAGAATGACGCCGTCCTTTGTTCCAGCTGAGTATTGGGACTGGGCGTCGGAAGCAGGACGACGCGGCATGGCTCTTACACAGTCTATCATCCCGGCTGGTGAGCGGAGAGAAATCCCTGCCGCTGGCATTCTGAATTCGCACGTGGATGATGGAAGTTTGGATTGAATCCGCTCTGTGCTCCACTCGAGCTGGCTTCTAGGATAACTTTGCAGGAGTCTGGCCTCGGCATGTTCTACACCCTATCAAACTCCCACTCGATCTCGCGAATAGCCTGGTGCGCCCGAGAATCGCCGAATGTCCGGATTATGACTCGCAGGTGGTTGTTCAAACGCCCCAGCCCTGACTCAGCTATCTCGTCTGCCTCAAGGTAGGTCCATGAGGTGCCGGTGAGACCACTCTCGGTATGGACAAGCGTGCCCAGCTCGCCATAGACGAGCACATCGTATTCGGTCCCCGGTTCGGCCTCGGTTGTCTTTCCCGAGTCTGCATAACTCCACGCGCCGAGCCGGTTTCGGTGCAACCACGAGACGGTGAGCTCGCCAGAGATCGACGCCGGATAACTCTGGCCGTTGAAGCGGACGTCGAACGGAAAAAAGACCCGGACAGCGCGCGAGGGATCGGTCGTCTCAAGGGGCGAATCGACGCAAGATCCGAAGGCGTACTCGGT